AGGTTATTACAGTAAGGTGGCTACGTCAGGTGATTCCAGTCAGGTGGCTACGTCAGGTTATTCCAGTAAGGTGGCTACGTCAGGTTATTCCAGTAAGGTGGCTACGTCAGGTGATTCCAGTCAGGTGGCTACGTCAGGTTATTCCAGTAAGGTGGCTACGTCAGGTTATTCCAGTAAGGTGGCTACGTCAGGTGATTCCAGTAAAGTGGCTACGTCAGGTGATTACAGTCAGGTGGCTACGTCAGGTGATTCCAGTCAGGTGGCTACGTCAGGTTATTCCAGTAAGGTGGCTACGTCAGGTGATTCCAGTAAAGTGGCTACGTCAGGTTATTCCAGTAAGGTGGCTACGTCAGGTTATTCCAGTCAGGTGGCTACGTCAGGTGATTACAGTAAGGTGGCTTTAGATGGTAATGATTCAGTAGGTGCTAATATTGCAATAGAAGGAAGAATAAAAGCATCGAAAGGATGTTGGATAACCCTTGCCGAATATGGTAACAACAATAAGATACTTTGTGTTAAATCAGCAAAAGTAACCGGGAGAAAAATAAAAGCCGATATATGGTATAAATTAATTGGTGGCAAATTTACAGAAGTCAATGAATAGCGACAACCTCATATTAACCATTAAGCGACCCGAACTGGATCACATATACGTTATGACTCCGACCAATGAGAGGGACTTAAAACGTATCTTATACGCTGGTTATGATCCAAGTGAGATGATTGAGATTAGCGATCCTGATACTGGCGAGGTGATTTCGACTATAAGTCTTGATGCGTTGTTTTAATTATTAATATAAACCTTTAAATTAGAAATTATGAATGAACTAGAACAGACATTACAACAGATTTTACAGAAGTCTATGGAAATAGCGGAACAAACAGGAGAATTTGTAATTAACCAAGCTCCTGATTTGTTGAAACAATTTTTCTTGTGGCATATTGTTTCAGATATACTTGGAATACTATTAGCTCCGATTATTCTTTTTATAGGGATTAAAGTTATTGGATTTTGGGGAGAGAATGAAGAAATTGATTATTGCGAAACAAAGTTTTTTAATAAATATTATGATAAAGACAGCGGAGTAATTCCAGCTATTGCAATATTAAGTGTTCTATTCCCTGTTGCTTTAATTATATTTTGCATTAATGCCTATGATTTGATTTACATATTGATTGCGCCTAAACTGTATTTGATTGAATACTTTATAAAATAAACCGTTCTTTGATTTGATTATTGGATTAATGTTTGTATATTGCATCCGATTAAAGTGGTAACTTTATATGATTCAATTACAAAACATATTATTTATAATATTACTCCTGTTTGGGGTTAGGTTCTAAATTGATCTCGACATTCATATTAGTTACCACCCTAATCCTGACAGGGGTATTTTGACACAGTCCTATCCTTCTCTGATTATATTGAGAGAGAAACCAAGACAGAGCTGATTTATTGATTAAGTGAGATAACTAAATCCAGGCAACTTTGACAACTAAAGACCTGGTCGGTAATAACCATTAATTCAATACTTACCCAAACCGGATGGGATGTCAATAGTCAGAGTGCTTAGATTAAGCAAAAGGATAGTTACAGAATAATTACCGGATAGAGTTGTTAACTTTAATAACTAGATAAGATGAAAGACAAAAACTCATTAAATAAAAAATGTCTAAGTTTGTCTTTTAAGTATGAACCAAATTAAATCGAATGAGAGTTATGATAATATTATTTATACTATTACTATTTACATCGAGTTTAAAGGCTCCGAGCGATACAAGAGTAGTGATAATACAGCCGGAAGATATACAGCCTTACGAAGCTATTTGGAACGCTGTGTGTAAAGTAGAATCCAATAATGATCCTTTTGTTATTGGTGATAAACATTTAAGGCAGTACTCTTATGGAATTGCACAGATCCGCCAAATACGATTAGATGATTATTACGACAAAACCGGAATAAGATACACTACCAAAGAAATGTTTGATCCGGCTAAATCTAAAGAGGTGTTCATGTATTTTATGATGCAGTACAACGATACAGACTATGCGATTCGTAAGTGGAATGGATCAGGCATTAAAACATACGCTTATCTAAATAAAGTAAAAAAACATTTATAACATGACATTTATCATATAAATTCACAGAACTTAATCATACATTGCAATCAAATAAAACTCAAATCATGAAAGACGAAAAAAACCAAATCGCAATTATCCTACCTCCTGAAGTGGACGAACTCGCTAAAAGAGTAACCGCTGAAAAACAGGAAGAAGTCAGTATTATACTGAATCAGATTTTTACCGGCACGGCAAATTGGGAGAAGCAAATTGATGCAATCGAGATCAAAGATATTAATGACCGGATGAGTATTGAAATGGCTGACGTTGCCCGGAAGAATGTGAAGGCCGCCCGGTTATCTGCCACAAAGATATTTCACGAAAAACGTGATAATGTTCAGCAACTAAAAGCCGAGTTTGATCTTGAGGATAAATTATGGCTAAAGGCGGAACAGGTCATGGAACTAAAATTCAAAGCTATTGAGAAAAAAGCAGAATGGAAAGCTAAGTTTGTCGAGAGATATAACGCTGAACAAAAGGAAACAAGAACACAACTTCGCATGGAGCAAGTCAGTAAATATGATCCTGAAGTGAACAGGATTAGTATTGAAAACATGACTGAAGAAATGTTTGTTATCTATTTAGGCGGATTAAAAAAGGTTTATGATGATCGGATCGCTGCCGAAAAGAAAGCTGAAGCAGAACGTATTGCAGCCGAAAGAATAGAAGCCGAAAGGATCGAAGCTCAAAGACTTGATAATGTACGGTTACAAAAAGAGGCCGAAGCAAAAGATCTGCAGATCGAAAAGGAACGTAAATCAGCTAAAGAACTTCAGGACAAAAAGGATGCTGAACTTGCAAGGGAACGCAAAGAACGTGCGGATTATCAGGCTAAAAAAGATGCTGAAGTAATAGCAGAACGAGCTAAAGCACAAAAAGAGACAGAAGCAAAAGAGGCATTACAGGCTAAAATACAGTCAGACAAAGACGAAGCTGAGAGAATCAGACAGGCCGGAATCAATGCTCAAAAGGATGCGGAGAAGAAATCAAAACTTGCACCGGATAAAACTAAGTTACTCGCATTTGGTCAGGCTTTAAATGATATTCCACGACCCGAGATCAAAGCGATTGAAGCTGCTGAAATTATGGCTAATATCAACGGTATGCTTGTCAGGTTAAATGATTATATTATTTTAAAAGCTAATAAATTATGAAACGAGAAATTAAATTCAGAGCGTGGAATAAGGACAATAATAATCCTATGTTTGATCCTCTTGATCAAGGGGTGTTATTTCAAACAACTATTTGTGTGCCTTCTATTGAGGTGATGCAATTCACCGGACTCCAAGACAAAAACGGCAACGGTATTTGTATATATGAAGGAGATATTGTATCTTTGTATGGAATTATAATTGGAAATAAGCATGAAAACGAACAATTACTCAAAGACAAAACTAATCTCCTTATTGATGGATTTGGAACAAAGACTTGGAGAGTTACCGAGAAAGAGGCAGTGGTTAGAGGATGTTATTACTCCGAGTGATATGCCAATAAGAATGCTATTTGGAAATTGGACTAACTTCTTAATAGAAGCTGGATATACACCAAGGGTGCCACAGATATCAATACAGGCAAGGCTGAATACTATCAAGGCGCATACAGGGAAAAGGAGTACGGCATGGAAAGGAGGGAGGTTAAAGGATAAAGTAGGTTACATCCAGATTTGGATGCCTAAACATCCCAATGCCCGGATTGCTGGATACATTCACGAACATAGATTTATAATGTCTGAATTTCTTAATAGACCACTTGAATCAGAAGAATCTGTCCACCATAAAAATGGGATAAAGGATGATAATAGAATTGAAAATCTTGAACTTATGACAAAAAGGGTTCATAGGGGAGAGGTATGTTGTCCGTTTTGTAATAATAAATTTACGATAAGATGAAAACATTAAAACTTCGAGCGTTTCAGGATAATAAAATGTATTATCAGAAAAAGATAGGAATTTACGGAACAAAGCAATTTCTAGATAGCCTCTACGAAGATTGTAATTTAATGGAACATACTGGTTTATCTGATAAACAGGGAGTTGATATTTATGAGGGTGATATAATAACCACTCAGACAAGCAAAAATATGGTTATAAGTTGGTCAGATAAATTTGCTTCGTTTTGTATAAATAGAGATGGGTGGGCTTTTCAACATTGGTTTGGTGAAGCCTGCAATCCGGAACATTGTGAAGTCATCGGAAACATCTACGAAAACCCAGAACTATTAAAACAATAAAATGTCAAACATTATTAAATAAAACCCAAAATGGAAAAATCAGAATCAATTAAAAACATTGCCATTGCTCTATGTGCTTTTCAGGGAGAGGTAGAGACAATACAGAAGACAGCTACTAATCCCTTCTTTAAATCAAGCTATGCTGATTTGGCTGATATTCTTAACGTCATCCGGCAACCACTTGTAAAGAACGGACTTTCGTTTGTGCAGTTCCCTAAAGATAAGTGCGGACTTAATACAGTATTAATGCACACTTCCGGGGAATGGATGTCAGAAAGTTTTGAGATGAAGCCAACGAAGGATGATCCACAAGGGGCTGGATCTGTTATTACTTATCAGAGGCGTTATGCTTTAGGTGCTATCTTAGGACTTAATATTGATAAAGATGATGACGGGAACCATGGATCTATTCCAAATAAAAAACCAATACTTACACCATCAAATCAGGCATGGCCGAAAGCAGTTGAGTTTCTTAAAGGAGAAGGAACTATCCAATCCATTCGTACAAAATATATCTTATCAGAAAAAGATGAAGAACTATTAAAGAAAGCCGTAATATGATATTAAGACGAGATATTGTTCAGAACTCAGACGAATGGTTTGAGTTAAAACTTGGCAAATTCAGTGCTTCAACTTCTGCTGATCTGCTAATGTCAAAAACGACAAAAGGATATGCCGGGCTTATTGATCGAATCATTGAGGAGCGGATGACCGGACTTCCTTCAGAAAGCAAAACATTTAAAGGTAATAGATTTACTGAGATGGGACACGAACGGGAACCATTGGCTGCTGAAGATTACGAACTCCGTAACTTTGCCGAATTAGAGGTAATTGGAGTAATTGAGTTAGATGACTGGGTGCTTTGTTCTCCTGATCGATTGATAGGCGACAATGGACTTTATCAGGCTAAATGTCCTATCTTTAATACACAACGAGAATACTTAAGAACTCAAAAAGTACCGGGCAACTATTACAAGCAGATGCAGTTTGAATTATTCGTATCAGGCCGGGATTATAATATCTTTAATTCATATCATCCATATTTACCCGCCGTTGATATTCGGGTAGAACGTGACGAGGTTATGATAGCTGAAATTGCGAGAAGATTGGATGAAGCAAAAGAAGAAGTAACAAATGAAATCAAATACTTAAAATCAATATTATGAGTACAAACATTACAATACTAAAAGGCAATTTAGGGGCTGACCCGGAAATTAAGACTTTCGAAAACGGAGGTAAGATATGCAAATTTAGTCTTGCTACGTCCGATAAATGGACTTCAAAATCAGGTGAGAAAATGGAACATACGGATTGGCATTCGATTTTATTTAGTGGTACAATTTGTGATACCATTGAAAAGTATTTCAAGAAAGGAGATCAGATACTTGTAACTGGAAAAACGACATATCGGGAATATACTGACAAGGATGATAAAAAACAATTCTTTACCGAGATCAAATGTTTTAGTTTTGATTTTTGCGGAGGTAAGAAAGCCGAATCACAGCCGGAAAGTCAGCCTAAAAACAACGAGGGAGAATGGCAGGGGAAGAAGGAGATTGCTCCAATGTCCGATATTTCAGAATTACCACAGGGCGACGATGCAGAAGAGTTAAAAAATCTACCATTTTGAAACTATTACTTAAAAATACCGCTTCCGGCTTAATACCGCTATACGATTCTGATATTGATGAGAAACGCAAACTCACTATCGGAGCCGTATATGAAGCGGATATTAAACATCCACGCAATTATGAGTTTCTAAAAAAGTTTTTTGCGCTCATTAATTTAGGTCATCATAACACAAGTCTTGAATTACCTATCTCTGTTTATCGTAAGATTATGATAATGCGAGCCGGGTACTTTACAGCCTATCAAACTGACAAGGGAGTACACTATGAAGCCGATTCGATTAGTTTCGGGAGTAAGTCGGAGAGTGAGTTTCAGGAAATTTTCTCAAGAGTTCTTGACCAGATCATCAAAGACATTGGACTAACTTCTGAAATTATTGAACGTGAACTTATAAACTTCTTTTAGATTTTGTTCTTTGAAAATAAATTTGTATCTTTGGAAGCAGATAGTCAGGAGTAATTACCTGATGAAAGGGTCAACTGAACGCCCTTCTGCTTCCTTTAGTTCAGTAAAATTAATAAGTTCAGATCATGGAAATAAAAGTAATTAGAAAAGGTGAGTCTATTAATGTTTTGATTGATATTAAAGACTATAAACTTATTGCGAATAAAACATTATCTATTGATAAGGCTGGGTATGTAAGAGTATATGTAAAGGGTGGAAGTAAGGTTTATTTACATAGATTATTATTATGTTTAACTGATAGAAAAATAGAAGTTGACCACATAAATCATATCCGGCATGATTGCAGACGGTCAAATTTAAGAATTTGCACTCATAGGCAAAACAGTGCTAATAGGTTAAAATCAGAGGGTAAATCGTCTGGCTTTTACGGGGTTCATTTTAATAAAACGATAAATATGTTTTATTCACAAGTTCAAATAAATGGACAAAAACATATGTCAAAAGCATTTAATGATGAAATATCTGCAGCAATAGCGCATGATATTATGGCAATTAAATTACAGGGAGAATTTGCTTGCATTAATTATCCTGAATTAATTATGTTATTTAATGATTTAATCTTTAATGAAAATAATCAGATAACTGCAGATAATTATTTAAAAGCAATTCCTGACCCTAATTATAAACAAAATGCAAAAGTACATTAAAGTATACATGGATCACTTTGGTTATGGAGAACAAGACTTCATTCCATGCGAAGCCTGCCAGAATAAAGCCGTTGATATCCATCACATCAACGGACGAGGTGAGGGTAAAGACGTTATAAGGAACCTAATTGCACTTTGTCGCAAATGTCATGACCGGGCGCACAACTCAAAGAACTATGTAAACCCTGATGAATTTCAATTAATACATAACTACTTTTTACAGGGAACAAGAGAATCATTTTTAAAATAAACTCAATAGTACAAAAGATGAATAGGCAGTTAAAAATCTCATTCAAGAAAGGAGGGCAATATTTCTTTGCTGTGGATTCGCGTAAATGGGATTTTGTTGTCTATAATATTGATGATTATGAACTGACTGATGATGAAATATTGCCTGAAGACTTAGTTCCATTAACATACAAAGAACCCACTCCGACAATACAGAAATTAAAATCAGAGGCATGGAGTTCTAATTGTAGATGGTTCTTTGTTTTGCAAGATGAAGGGATCTATTTGATGAATGTTTATGATAATCATTTTTGGTTATGCCGGAAGCATAGTCATAAATTTATACAAATGTATCTTAATGCAGAAATAAATAATAAATTATGAAAATACACTTTTATTACAGATGGTCAGACTTAGATCAAGAGCATCAATTCGGAGTAGTACCGGACAAAGAATATAGTATTTATTTTAGTTGGGTTATGTTTCACTTAGGCTATGAGTTTGCAAAAGCTGACATGTCTAATATAAGGCTTTATCCATACAAGTTATATGATCAACAGAAGCCCGAAAAAACCTATATTTTTAATGGGGCTGATAGGGTCGCTTTCCTTATTTTTAAAAGAATTAAAAAACATCTCAAATGAAAATCGTATTTATATCACACCCCATCTCCGGCGATGTACCCGGCAATATCAAAAAGATCATAGCAATAGCGAGGCATATAAACCTTACTGAACCAGATGTAGTCCCGTTTGTGCCATACTTAATAGATTTGTATAGCTTAGACGACAACGAACCCAAAGAGCGGGAGAGGGGGCTTAAAAACTGCTTAGCGGTGATTGATAGTTGTTTCATTGACGAAGTGAGATTATACGGTGACAGGATAAGTAAGGGAATGAATGATGAAATTCTTGATGCAATAGATTTGGACATCCCAATTATCCCGATGACTCCAGAGACTAAGGCGATGTTTAAATAATCTTCAAATAACTATTGCGAATCAATAAAAAATTGTTTAACTTGCATAAATAATACGAGCGATATGAAATTTAAAATTAACACATTTACTAATACTGCCAGCTCTGGCTTACAAAGTCTATCAGGTTTCGGTCGCTCGTTCCTGGTAGATTTTTGTTTGTTGGGGCTGGCTTTAATATTATATAGCCATGAGCAAAATTAATCAGGAAAATCAAGGGATGTTAAAAATGCTTCAGGACATAAGTATTTTATTGAAAGACGGCAAGCGAATAAAAGCAAGCCAGATAAGGGAAAAAACCGGACTGGAGTTAAAGTACTGGGTTAAATTAAGGGACAACCACCTAGTTAATGATGAGGGCAAATCCTGCAATAGGCCAATTTATAAATGGGATACAATTAAGCCTAATATTCATATGGCAATTGAAACATTAAAAGATATGCCAGATTATGAGC